TCTTTTGGATATCCGTCCCAACAAACCTCTGAGCACTGAGGTTTTGCAGTACAATTTGCTGCGCTTGGTTATAAGGATGCCCCATGCTCTTATTGCATTTACATTATTGGAGACCATTTTACAGATCGCCGAGTTTCGCCAGTTCTTCTAGTTTCAATGTTGGTCTAGCGAGACCGCCAACAGCCGTAAAAACAGTTAGACTTGGCTTGTCTCCGCCATAAATTCCGTTATGAACAACGTTACCAGGTTTCAACATCCTAGAAAGTTGTTCAAAAGCTTGGTCTAAATTCTTCTGTGGAATGTTATCTAATTGCTCCCTGCCCCCAACGACAACTGCCGCAGCGCAAGTGCCGCTTGATAAATCTAAGCCACCAGATAGAAGGTTGTTTTTTAAATTTTCTCTTACTGCTCTAGAAATGCTCACTGGGTCTTTCCAGTCAGCCACAGGTGAAGCTCCAAAAACGATGCATCCTGAATCGAGAATGGTTTCGTAATCTTTCTTGTCGAAAGCTGAGTAGCTACTATCCTTCGAAGCTGTAAGATTAAATAAGTTAAATAACCCACACATGCTCATGTTCGCTGTTTGCCAGAAATTAGAAACAACAAGGTTGGGATAAAGTTTGGTAATCTTTTCGTTATCTAAGATAATCAAAGGCGACACAACCCCCTTATCAACCAAGTCGAAGGCTTTCTTCAGCGTCCTGTAAGCGTTTGCATTAACTTTTCTTCCTTCCGAGGCTTTCGGTAAAGCAAGAATAACCCCGACTTGTTTACTTGAGGCTTTCACCGACTCTTGAAGCTCCTGAGCCGCATAAACCAAGGGCTCCATCATCCCCGCCCCAGAACCCCCACCAGCACCCAAGCTGACAATAATTTTATCCAACTCTTCGCCAAAAGAGTATTTCATAAAATCTAAAACATCTTCGGACTTTTTGTTGAAAAGTTCCTCGGCAACCCTCGGGTTTTTACCCGCTCCACCATCGCCAATACATAGCTTGTTATCGATTAACTTGAGGGTATTCAAGTCTTGCATGGCGGTATTAATGGCTGCGACTTTTCTGTACCCAAGTTGGTGAAATGTTTCAGCTATTCTTGAGCCTCCCTGACCTGCGCCGATAAAAGCGAAGTTAAACGCTGCGTCTATTTCATCCTTTACCTCGGTTTTCTTTTCGGGCTCTGGCTCGGGCATCGGGATGTCTGGCAACGAAATATCAAAATCAGCTTCTCCGTACACAGCTTTGATCTGCTCTTCCTGCTGTTGTTCTTCTTGCGGTTGCTCGACTTGCTGTTGCTCGACTTGCTGTTCGACTTGCTCTTCGTTGGGATTTGGTCTTTGTGTTGCGCCCATAATTTATTTCTCCAATGTTTCCCGAGAGACGTATAAGATGCTTGCAGATTCCATATCTACATCATGCTCACAAGCTATCTCTTGGATTTTTTTAACTCTGTTTAAATTTTTGTCTTTGGGGTTGGAGCAATATTCTCCGACCTTTGAATTCCACTCTTCTGGCTCCTCGTTTGCCATGATAATGTGACTAATTTGGGAAGCGATATCTTTTTGTTGTTTGGTCAGTCTTTTGACGCTGTGTTTTTTTCTTAAGATTTTAGACACTTCTACCTCTAATTCTTGAGCCAATGTGTAGCCTTCTTTTATCTTCGACATGCTATAACCCTCTCTCCCACCGATGGGCGTTACTTTTCTGTTTGACTTGTAGGGGGTATCTTTTGTTCCCGAAGGTCTTCCAGACTCTTTACTCGGCCCCGCTGAAGGTGTCGGGGTTGCTGGACCTTTTGGTCCCTCTGGGTTCGTATCTTTGTTTAGTTTTTCCTGAGATTTGATATTCTTATTTGTAATCTCAAGTTGAGTTTTGGCACTCTTGTCTGCTAGGTCTGCTTGGGTATTGGGACCACCAGCAATAGGCTCGTAATAGCCTTTGTCTCTAAGCTCTTTGTACCCCTCTTGAGATTCGAGAGACTCTTCTTGGTTCGGTAAACGATTAGTCTCAAGGGCTTTAATCCCTTCTTCGGGGGTAAGGATGCCTAGCTCCATCAGCCTTGTGTAAACTCTCAAAGTCTCGGAACTAGTCTTTAATTCGAATTCCTCGAAATAAGGGGTAGGGAAATTCCTAAAACCAAGGCTTTTCGAAATTCGTTTAATCTCTGGCAACAAGAAATGATTAACGAAAGCTTTTCTCCCCTGAGCCAACCTGCCAATGAAAACCTCGACTTTGGCTGTTTGGTTTGCGAACTTTTCCCCCCCAACGAAAATGTTATTTAGTCCGATATTGATGTCTCTATCTATTACCTCGTATTTGTTGGAGTCCAATAATTGGGCAATTTGGGGGACGACAAACTCGGCTTTGGTAGTGTAGTCGGCAATAAGAACTCTCCCCACCGACTCATTCCCAAATAAGGTCTGCATTTTTTTAAGATTTTCGTTATTAACTCCGCCCTTCTCTGGTTCAGCACCCATCGTAACGAGAAGAATCGCTTGCTGCATGGTTCGAGCGATGGCCATATCCATTTTTTTCATTTCATACTTAAAGTTAATATCTTCAAGTACTGGGTATCCCATCGGAACAGCGAAGGGTTCGTAATCCATCTTCTTGTAGAAGACGGCAGCAAGCTTTTCTGGCTCTAGAGGAATAATTAATGATGTAGAAGAAGTTCTTTTTCTTTTGATTAATTTCTTGGATTCATCATCTAAAGAATTGTAAACTTCCAAGTCTTCGTCGGTCTTGGGGTTTCTAACCCTCTCTAATTCATAGTCAGTGAGAACTTTATAAAACCTTGGTGTTGAAAAATTTAAGTTGCCGTATAATTGAACGTCAGCAGGATTAATTATAGCGTAACGAGATGGCAAAGTTAAATCGCTTACCTCTAGTTCTGGCAACATTCCCTGACCAAAGGTCTGGGTTATTTTTTTAACGTCATCTTTGGATATCTTCGAGTCAAACCTGTAAATAAAAACATTACCGCTTCTGTAATACTCTCTGAAGAATCTATCTTGTAAGTCCCAGAGGCCAATCTTATTAAAATAAGCGTTAAAGAATTCTCTAGATTTTTTTGAGCCACCCCTGAAGAAAACATTGCTAACGGAAAATTCCGTCATCGTGTCTATGATGTTTCTAAAAGTAGCAAAATTATAGTAGCATTTTTGACACAAGATAACGGCATCCCTTATCGTAATGCTCGACCTGCCGTACCCCTTGGAGGTCTTAAAGGGGACGAGTCCGTCGTCAATATTTTTAAACTTATCGGTTCTATCTATATTACCAGCAAGATTTCTTCGGTTAGAGGTGGCAGCCTGGGTGGAAGCGTAGGCCATTAGTGGCTCAGAAGCCTTCTTGACTCTCCTTCCCTTAGTTGTGGATTTTTTCTTTTCTTCTGCCATGATATTTTATACGTCGTAGTTTGGTGCGTATGTCCCGAAATAGACTGGTAAGTTGTCTTTGTCGCGGAACCTTACAAAAGTGAACATGTTAGAGAATCCTTGGCTCTGGGTAAATATGGGAGAGATGTCATCAGGCCAGTGTATCCCTGTCCCCCAAAAGAATGGATTGTTTCCGATGAAGAGAGAGCTATTTGCGTCAGTAATTCCAGAGTTTGCGACTCTCATTATGTTTACTTGACCCGTCCTAAACATCCCTGAATTAAAGTTTACGATAACGTTGTTGCCAGTGATGTAAAAATCACCGCCATCATGCATCTCGAAATCAATAATATTAGCTTGATTAGACGACAACAACGAAATGTCTAGAAGCGTATACCTTACGTCTCCCGTCATGCCTGTTAAGCCGGTTTCGCCTTGTGCGCCAGTAGGTCCAGTCGAACCTGTGGAACCCTTTTCAGCTACAAGCGTCCATTTAGTCGTGTCAGTCGGGACTTCTGATGGGGATGAGGTTGTCTGTATGCAAACATAGAGCCTTCCTTGGTAGGTTGTTGTCTCGCTCACCTGATAAGTAAGACCGCTTTGCCAGGCCCCCTTGAAGTCGATTCCAGTAGGCCCAGTTGGCCCAGTAGGCCCGACTGCTCCAGTGGAACCGTCTGTTGCTCCAGCCGCGCCCGTTTGACCAGTCATGCCCGTGCCGCCCGTCTCTCCCTTTTCGGCAATCTTAATCGTAATTACTCCGCCCATTCCCGTGTGGGTGGAGCAATAGTAATAAAGCGTATTAGGCGCGTCGTTGGGAACAGTGAACAGCGCGTGGTCAGCTGACGAAACTGCATTGGTAAAACTAATTTCGTTACCGCTTGAGTCGTACTCAACCCAACCCGTGGTATATTGAGAGCCATACGGGGCGTTTTGAGTCTGGTGTGTGCCGTCAGCCTGATCAGATAAAGCAAACCTGTGGTCACTCGTGCCACCTGTATTGATCCCAGTGGCACTAAGGCCAAACTTATAAGTGAAACCTCTGTAGAGCGTGATGGGTGCTAAACCCACGCTATTAATAAAGAACGCAAGAGAGGCACTGACTGTACCGTGTGCAATTTGGAATATCTCCGATATGGAAGGTAGGCCAGTCATACCAGTCATACCAGTCATGCCTGTCTCGCCAGTTAGGCCAGTCATGCCGGTTTTACCAGTCATGCCAGTCATGCCAGTCGGTCCACCCGCTGGTCCAGTAGGCCCAGTTATTCCAGTAAACCCTGCTCCAGTCAGACCAGTCATACCAGTCAAGCCCGTGTTACCCAATCTCCCCTCAAGGCTTTCTAGATTAACATCAATGATGTTAGCCGTGGTAAGCATTGTAAGAATTGGGTTACCACTACCGTTCGTGCCACAGGAAGGGCAAGAGTAGGGGGCTGAAATTATTACATGTAATTGCCCATTCGACTCATTGTAAACTTTTACTCTTCCGCTAAAGAACAAATGAGGAGAACCAGCAACAACAAATTGAATTTTCTGTGCAGCCGTATAGGCCATGTTTCGAAGAGAGTCATGCCTTATGATGATTTCATCTTCCATCGTGAAGGACGCATTCACGCCGCCGACAGCTGTACCCGAACCACCACTTCCAGCAAGAATTTTAAGAATTGTTCCGGTAGGCGTAAACCCTGCGGTTGACGGGTTAATTAAGGTATCGACGGAGAAAGAAGTCTTGTATTTGTCTCCTTCGCCTTGGGGTCCAGCTATGCCCACCCCAGTCATGCCAGTCATACCAGTCATGCCAGTCATGCCTGTCTTGCCAGTTAGGCCAGTCATACCTGTGTCGCCGTGCCCAGTTAGGCCCGTCATTCCGGTCATACCCGTCTTGCCAGTTAGACCCGTCATTCCGGTCATGCCGGTCTCGCCCGTCATTCCGGTCATGCCTGTCGCACCAGTCCCACCAGTATCTCCAGCAGGGGAAGCGTCTTGAACGATTACGTCACCAATGACGTAATGGTGACCGGGGCTCAAGGGTGCTAAAGTAGAAGCACTAATCCTTTGAAATCCGTACCTATAAGCGTCACCAGCCGCAAAAGAAACCGGCCCAGTTACGAAATGCTTGTAGCTTGCTTCTTCGAAATAGGAATAAAGGGAGGTTAGGGATACGCTTGCTCCAGAGGCAGTTGGCATTGGCGATTGTGCGATCCCAGCGTAACCTGTCTCGTCCGGGTGGTATCTACCTAATTTTGTAGTGGGACTATAAAGAGCGAACTGTAGATAGTCGCCATTGTTAAAGTAATTTGTAGCGACGTTCAACGCGGTATTTACGTTTGTCGAATCGTACTGTAGCGTGTACGAAAGACCCCTAATTACCTTTAAAGTAGGGTTATCGTAAGAATGCTCTGTGGTCGAAGTCACGGGTTGCTGTTCGCCACTATACAGGCCAGTAATGTGGGTAAAGTTGTAGATGATCCCACCAACGTTACCCTGCACACCCCGCTCTCCACTTGCTCCACTAAGTCTTAGAATTGGTCCCAGTGCTGTTGCTGTTCCACCAACGGATTGGTTATCATCTAAAACGTAATATACGAATTCACTATTGCCGCCTGACAAGAAGTGTCCGGTGACAGATACGCCTGTAGCCCCAGATGGGCCAGTGGGTCCAGTTACGCCGATTATTCCTTGAGCTCCAACTCCGCCCGTTACCCCAGTAGGTCCAGTCAAGCCAACTGGCCCTGGTGGGCCTGTCACATCTACGGAGAACGGCTCACCGTCAATGAGAAGATAACTCCCGCTTACGGAAAGCTTTTGATCACCAAAGTAAATATTGTCACCGGAACCGACATATACGTCTTGAAATGGGTAAGTTTCGGAACCTATGCTGAAGACCCCAGAAGCAGCAGGGGTAAAATCTCCGCTAACTGAGACATCACCACCAACATGGACTACTGGCGCACCCGCTATGACATCGAGGACAAACCCTGAAATCTCAGGATTATGTAATTGTTTTAGCCTAATGTAATTGTCGGGCATCGCCTTGTACCTAATCTTATTTTAAAGTTAAACTAAATTACACTTTTTATTTTAAAAAAGCTATTATTATTTTACCCAACCATAATTGGAGAAAAGGTTTCCCCCTCGGTTTGCCCTTTGTCGGACATAATATCAAAGTAAACCTTCGTAGCCCAAGCACCCAGCATCAGGGTAGTGTAATTATCCTTTCTGGCTCTTGTAGCGGACGTGCTTTTCTTCAAATGTAGCGGTAAATCAAAGGTTTGCGTTCCTCTTGCTGTGGTTTTGACTTCGACCAAGGCGCATTGTTTTTTAGTCTGGTGTATTAGATCGTCCTGCATCTCGGTTAATTCTAGTAAAGTCGGAGCATTTAAAAGTTTTGTGTCTATGTGAGCGGATACAGCCATATCAAAAGCCTGAGAGTTTGCGGTAATCCTTGAGGCAAACCATATTTTTTTATAATCTACACACGTTTTCAAGTGTTCGTTCGCTTTTCTGATCCAGTTGCTCGTAAAGACTTGTTTTATGCACTTTTTACCTGATTCTTTATTGTATTGTCTTCTTGCTTTTCTGAGCATGTGGTCATATTTAAGTCCCTCCGCGTCCGAGTCGCAGTCGAAAAACTCTAATTTGATTTTGTCTCTTTTAAAGAATCTGCTTTCGTTCGCGCTATCTATGAATTGGTAGCCAGCGTTATCAATCATTATTAGTTCGAGATTAAAAAATTTATTTAAATAATAAAAATAAGCTATATGATCTTTTAGATGCCCCCCTGCCACCGCATACCCGTGAACCAAGGTACACTGTTTCTTTTCCTCGTCTAGTTCCATCACAGACATGGCAAAATAGTCAGAGGTGGGGCTGTCACTGAAAGAGGGGTCGATGGCAAGAATGTATTTTACTCCCTGTTTACCGCTGATTCTCGTAGTCGGCTCCTCTCCGTCTGGGATGGTGCACAGGTGCATTTTCTTCGCGCTAAAATAACTATCGCTTCCGTCCGTAAATTGAGCCATGTACTCTCGCTGAAAAGACGAATGTGACTGTCCGCCACTTTGAGCTTCATCGATAACAGTCCTGTCAATCATGTGCGCTGGCAACGCCTCGAACCCTAACTGAGACACGAAGTAACTTGATTCGTTTTCGTCGTCTTTGGATTGGATTTTTTCTATCCAGTCTTTGTAGGTCTTATACAGGTTTTCAAACGTGTAAGATGCTGAAGATAGGGCAATCATTTTGGAGTCATTTACGAAAACTATTCTATCTTCTTCTACCATGGACCCTTCTTCGATTAGCCTATCTTCCACCTCTCTAATCCTTATTCTTTCTTTCATGTCTTGAGGAGCTACCAAGAAAGGCATAAGAACAGTTTTAATCGTTTCTTCGGGTAATAATAAAAACTCATCCAATACAAGAACGTTAGCGCGAAAACCCCTGATCTTTTCACCGCTCAATGGGACAGCTGTGATTGAACCACCGTTGATTAACCATTCGTATTGATCGTTACGCTTGGACTTCGCGCCAAAGGCTTGCATCATAAGCTCCGCCCCCTTGCTATCGTGAATCTTCTCAATATTATTAAAAATAAACCTAGCGGTACGAAAGGTCGGGCCAGCTATAAGAATCTTAGTGCCAGGTTCAAAAATCGTTTGTAAAATACAAAAAACAGAAGCAATAAAAGTCTTACCACAACCACGCCCCCACACGCACATGTTGAAGTTTCTATTCATCATGGCCCGCAAGGTAATCTCCTGAAAAGGAGCCAGCTTAATCCCTGTGAGAAGCTCCGTAGTAAAGTAGAGATTAGCTCTTAGAAACTTAGCCAAGGAAATTTGAGCCTCCTTGTCATCCAAGGCTCCTTGCAGCTTTAAAAACTCCTCGTTTGGGTTCGGGATAGTTTTTTCGTATTTTTCGGGGCAGTCCCACATGTCAGAGTTTCTTTGTATCGTATGCTAGTTGGAGGTCAATTTTTTTATAAATACAACCTGAGAAAAATATCTTTTTAATGACTCTGGAAGATTCCTCTCTGTCTTTTACAAACAAGAATTGGATATGAGGGTACTTCTGGATCAATACCCTTACGTTACGAAAAATAAACTCAGGAGTAACTCGAATCTTCTTAGAAATATAAGGCAGGTACTTAAAGGACAACGCATTGTTTAGAGTGTCCTCTACGAGGACGATCAGGTAAATACCCTCCTCTTCAGCTCGTTGGATTTCCCTTTCAAACCTGTCGTAGTTTTTAACGCTTAGTGTTGATATAAAATCGGATAAAGACTTTCTTTCCACGTAGCAATTGCAGGTAACCTCGGAATCGTTTAAGGCGTAATCTCCGACCTTTAAAGTCTTGGGTTCTGTGGGCCAATCGAATTCCAGTGGGAGTTGTTCCCTTGTGTCTACGTATATCTTGTAATTATCTTTGCTATAGGCTGCCCCCGTGATAATTTCACCAAAACGCTGGTGTTTGTTTTTAAGACCCATTTTGTCACACATTTCATAGTAGTCATCAAACAGCATATTGTAATAATGAATGGGTGGGAACATGAGAGTCCTCAGTTCGACCTGTGTTGGGGCGTAAACGAGGTTCTTAGCCGTTTTTCTGGCTTTGAGGGTCTTTACGCAGTACTGCTTTGCCTCGCCCTTAGAAACGTTTTTAAGCCACATTTTTAAGTTTGTGCGAGAGTTAAAATCGGTAGAAAAATACTGATCTTTATTTTTGAATTTTATGAGGTCTCCATTATAGAGGTCGCGACGGGGGTGTTGCTGTTGATAATACTCCGCCACCCTAAGATCGTGAGCCTTTAAGTGCTTGTGGAGGCCACCGTGATCTTTGAATTCTTTTTCACAAATTTGACAAACAGCTTTATCCATTTAAGGCTTCGTCCTTGCTAATGCCCAAAATACGACATTTGAGGTCGTCCATGTCTGCGAGTTTTTCTATCTCCTTTTCCAGGGAGCCTTTTTGTCTGTCGGCTAATTCAATCATTTGTTTTCTGGTCTCTTCGTCTTTCCAAGCCTCTACCAGATTAAGAATGCTTGCGCTGTTATCCATTTTCTTACTTAGTCTGTCGCTACGTTTTTGTTTCAAGTCCCCAAGTAACTTGTGTTGTCTATTGACGCATTGATTGTATTCGTTTTGAGCCGTGTTAATAGCTTCAACCAGGGACATGGAAATACGAGTCCCCTCGGTGTTGTTTGCTGTGTCATCGAGTAACCGTTGTAGGTGCTCAACCCTGCGTTGAATATTGGAAGCAATACACACTTCTGCTGAAAGCAATATATACTGGTCAACTTCCTCTTGCGTAAGGTCGTTTTTATCGTAGGTGTAACGAACGAAAGAACTCTCAAATAATTCTCGATTAGTGGTGTCGTCGTAGCTATTGATTTGGTGGAGAAACCTGAAAGTATGTAAATAACCGATAAGAGAGGAGAGGTCTTTTTTTTGTTTGGCTGTAACTCTTTCTTTATCGATTCCGTTTAATACGTATTTGTTGGCTTTGTTGAGTGCCTGGGTGGAAGTTTTGGGCGGTTTGTATTCGCTTTCTACAACTCCAGTCTCCTCGTTAAACGAGGAAACAATCATGTCCAAAGTTCTAATATACTCGTTTACAGTTCTAGCCTCTTGACTTACGTGAGAAAGGGTCACATCTTGAAAAATCACACGAGCGATTTCAAACCCCCTCATCAGATTAGCGTTGTTGGCTGCGTATTCTTTGTGCTCCTCGGTAAGCTCGATCTTTCCTTTGGGAACGTAATCATGAAGACTTCTTGCTGTCATGTCCCTGGAAGCGAGAAACTGTTTAACTATTCTACCCTCTTTGGTTCTACCGTCTGCGTCTTCGGTATCTGGAAAAGCTACTTTGATTAATTCGTTTAGCGTCGGCGGCCCGTCTGGGTGATCGGTCCCCCTTCTGTTCCATTCGTCTAGAATTAGAATCTGCTGATCCGGGGTGAGAATTCCCCCCTTGTACTCGAAGTTGTCCGTTGGTTGCTTCATATTAAAGAAACTCTATTTCGCCCTCTTCAATAAGACTCTTAACTTTTTTGATTATTTGTTTTTTAATATTTTGTATTTGCTTGTATCCGGGGCTTCTTTTCTTTTCTGTGGTTTTGAAGCCCAGTTTTTTAGCGACAGTAAGCTCGTTTTCTTTTCGGATAAATAGGGATTTGTAGACTAATAATTCGGTAGGTTTAAGAACCTCTTCCATTTTTTTATTTAATTGTTCTATTTTTGCACCAAAGTCTATGTAGTCATCAAATACGGAATTTACTTCTTGGTGGTGGTTTTCTAGGGAAAGGGGCATCTTCAAATTGTAAGCATTGAGTTTTCTTTTTTCCCAGTGAGCGTATAACGGGCATTCGTTACATTGGCTTGTGTAAATTCGACACCCATCAACATCCTCTGCGGCGGCACACCTTAAGCACGGGCGAGTGTAGTTCGTGTAATTGTTACGAATTATATTCTTAAGCTGATTCGATATAACCCTATTAAGCCAAGGACGTATCGGCTTGTCGGTATCGTACTGATCCCATTTTTCATATATATGGATTCGAATTATTTGACTTACGTCCTCAAAATCAATCCAAGATAGGGATGTTAGGTTCCACTTACCCCTTCTTTTAACTATCTCCGTATCTATAATGTCGATACATGATTCAAATGTTATTTTATTTTTCGCCAATAGTTTGATCCCCTCTTAAGGGACCAGCTTCTCTGCGGAACTCTTCTAAAAACTGCTTTGTGTCTACTTTAGGACCACCCCCCTTTTTATATCCGTCAGATGTAGTTGGTCCAGTTTGCTGCCCCTCCTGTATTAAGCTGCCGATAGTCTCGTTAGGCGATCCCCAAGTCGGCATGATCTCCACATCTAACTTGGTTGCCGTAATTTGAATATCTCCGGTTTCCTCTTCGTCGTCATCGTCGTCTTCAAGAGTGTTAGCTCTGGAAGGGGTTGATTTTTGTTTGACTTTCGAGGCCAGAGATGTACTATCCCCGCAGTGACAACAGAACTTGGCACTGATAGGATTTTGCTTACCGCAGCTGGGGCAATATTTTTTCATAGTACTAATTATTATACCTTTTTTGAGGTCGAAAAGACAACTTTTTTTTAAATTTTCATGAAAAAGAAGGAAAGACACGTAATCCTTGGGGATTTGGATAAAATCTTGGACCTGAGTTTTAAATACTGCAAACACGACAATAAGAGAATTGACGAAGCAGCCCGGGAAATCAACGATAAAGCTTACAAAACAATGAAGTATGTTGACAGGTACTTGAAAGTTAAAAAGAAAAAGAAATGAGCAGAATAGCCATTAATAGGCCCGGTGCTATAGGCGACATAATAATGATCTCGAACTGTCTCCCCAAACTGAGGGAGCAGCACGATAGGGTCGATTTATTTTGTCACCCATCGATTAAGGAAATCTTGGGAGAATTCTTGAGGAACAATGAGTTGGTTAACGGGGTATACGACTCTGATGATCTGCGGCTACACGCCAATAATTATGACAGGATCGTGAACTGTGTTGGCTACCCACTTAACGAGGGGTATCCCGAGGTAAAAATGAGAAAGCATCTTGTCGATTACTTTGCGGATGAGTTGGGCGTAAAGGATTGTTTTGATGACTTACTTCTCCAACTCCCCCCTCACCACGCGGGAATGATAAGGCCGTACATCACCATTCAGACTAAAACTGGCTGGTCCGTTTACAAGGAGTGGTGGGGGTGGCAAAGCTTGGTGGATAAAATAAAGATGGAAAAATCCGAACTAGGAATTTATCAAATTGGTGGACCTAACGATCCACCACTAGTAAATATTGACGGTAGCTTCCTCGGTCAATCTTTTGATGATAACCTAGCTGCTCAAGTCTGGGGGGAGGCTCACCTTGGGTTGGACTCGGTATTTAATCACACATCTAATATTACATGGCAAGGGCTAGGGAAAAAAAATTGTGTCATTCTCTTCGGATCAACTCAATATGATGCTTCGGGCTACCGCCACAACACAAACATTTCCCTTGAGATGCCGTGTCAGCCCTGCTTTAGGGAAGACCCTAACATTTCACAAATGTCTAGAGGAGTGTGCCCACACCCAGCGGGACAAAGCTACGAAAACCCGAAACATGAATGTATGGCTAAGATAACGGTTGACATGGTTTACGAAGCTACGGTAAAAGTCTTTGATAAGGAGCGAGTACTATATTAAATATGCAACAAAAAAGCATAAATCTATGTATGATTGTTAAGGATGAGGCTCACATTATTGAGCGTTGCCTTTATAGCGTTAAACCTCTTATAGATAAAGTTCTCATTGTCGATACTGGTAGTAGTGATAATACAATAGAAATAATTAACAATTTCCTTAAAAAGGAAAATATTGAAGGCGAGGTCTTTGAGGAACCATGGGTGAACTTCGCTCACAACAGGACGACTGCGTTGGAAAAGTCGCGGGAAATGGGTTGCGACTATTCTCTAATGATTGATGCAGATGAAATATTAAATTTTAATAAAGATTTTAATGCTGTAAATTTTAAATGCTCCCTTAATAAAGATTACTACTTAATACCAACAAAAACTACGAATGCATTTTATTACCGCCCGACTTTGACTTCGAACCATAAGGACTTCAAATACAAAGCACCTGTTCATGAATATCTGGAATCACCGCCCGGTTCTTCCAGTGTAGAGGTAAACCATGAGACCGAATTCTGGAACACTCCCATCCAAGACAGTTGCCGCAACAAGGACCCCAGAAAGTTCCAAAAGGATGCAAAGCTTCTGGAAGATGCCCTAGCTACAGAAAAAGATAAGTTTTTACGCGCCAGATACACCTTTTACCTCGCGAACAGCTACAGAGACGCAGAGAATCCTTATTTTGCCCTAGAGCGTTACTTCGAACGTGTTGAGATGGGGTTCTGGGAAGAAGAAAGGTACATGTCTTACTTTAAGGCTGCTCAATTAAAAGAACAATTAAATCATTCAGAGGAGTCTATCATCTCCACCTTCCTTAAAGCTCAAGAGTGCAACCCTAATAGAGTCGAAGGTCTTTACGGTGCTGTTAAATATTGTCGAACACATGACAGAAACCAACTAGGGTATATCTTGGGTAAGGAAGGAATCGAAAAGACATTTAATGATGATTTTTTGTTTGCTGAGTTGTGGATTTACGATTACGCAATGATGGACGAGTTTGCTATCGCGGCTTATTGGGCTGGGCATTACCGCGAATCTTATGATATTTGTCAGAAATTGCTAAAAAACTCGAAATTCCCAAAAGACCAACTACCTCGACTATATCAAAATATATCTTTCGCTAAAGATAAATTAAACTTAAAATAAAATATGCCACACTTAACACGATTCGACGAGTTAGACAAAGAAGGGAAAATCCAGTTCTTTCAAAAGTGTCAGGACTTGCTGCTCGCTAACCAGCCTGATAGTCCTTGGGTTCTCAGGGAGGGGAGCCAAAAAAATTACTTTATTAGTCTGTTTATAAAATACAAGGGCATCGCCTATCAAACAGAAGATGTGGTCATCTTGTTCAACAAACTTCGATACGAAAACAAGGATGACATATTAGGAAACCACGCGACAAGAATGTTTGAGCCGCCCGCACAAAGCCCAAACACCTATTCCATTGACTTTATTACCGCCAAATTAACACCAGAGATACTCTTGGAGGCGGACGACTACTTCAAGGACCCCGGCATGGAGTGGGTGTGTTTTTTAAGAGGTCAGAAACTTAGCGTTTTTAACTTCGAGAGCTTTAAGCGGGGCATGAGACAACGTTTCGATATCGATTAGGCTTGACTTTTCGACGGATTTCTGCTATACTCTTTGTAGATGAAAAAAGAAAAAACAATGTTCCTACCTATAACTGTAAATGGAGAAGACGTGATTATTGACTACTTCAAAAAAGAGCTAGTTTTTCCCAATAGACAGGATGATAGCTCGTTTGATGTACAAAAAGCTACGAATATCTCCCTTTACCTCAAAGAAGAGGGCTTTCTGGAGTATTTCGATGAGGTTGAAAGGGTCGATTAGTTCTTGACTTCAAGACGCAATTGATGTATACTCATTTGTAATATGAAAGACCCTGTTGACACACAATACAAACTAAAGTACCAAAACGCCAAAGGCAAAATAAAGGACTACAATATTAGTGCGCCTTTCGAATCCATGAGAAAAGATGGAGAGAAGGTAGGATTTGTAGCGTACAGCTTCGGTAAAGGTATCCGCTCGTTTCGCAACGACAGAGTGCTGAATATGGAACCTGTTGATGCTGCTGATTAAGGTCCCCCTTAACGCACCCAACCAAAAGGGGTGGCCCCGTAAGGAGCCACCCTATTTTTCCACCCGAGCATCCCCCTTGTGCTAAAATTTTCCCTCGAACCCCTTCTCGCTACAAATCTCTCTAAGCTTTTTAAGCTGGGCTTTTAGTTCTTCCAAGTCTTTCTGAAGGTATTCTATTCGTAAATCTTGCTTGGCATCATCTGGAAGGGCTCCCAGCTCTCCTCTCGGCCACTTAACTCTAAACTCGCTATTCATTCCAACCGCGTCTTGCATTCGGACTACATCTAATTGTAGTTGTGAGAGTTGGGCTGTCAGGGTAAACCATACTCCAGCGATGGCTAGTATACCTATTATAATGGCAACTAAAGATTTTATATCTAATTTGACCTGAGAATCTTCGTTTATATCTATAGGCGTACTCATCGTTTATCCCTCCACACATACCACATTAACCCCCCCACAGAAACAGCGGCAGAACAAAAAAGAAGAAAATAAGCTATAATAGTTTCAATATCCATATCACTTACCTATTACACTCTCACCTGTCACTTCGAGAAGTTGGAGGTTCTGTTGCTCCAAGTCCCTCATGTGCATATAGAGAAAAATGTTAAAAGCCAAACTAACACCAAGGACACTTGAGAAAATGTAAATACCCGCCATCGCGAGTCCGTTTTTGATTGTTTGCAACGGAAATGATCCACACATGTTTTTCTTCTTTCGGGTCAGGGGTTTAAATAATTTTTGTGTTTCTTCTTTTTCTTTTTTGGGATACCAATCCCCGTCTTTGTACTCGTAGCCTTGGCTCTCTCTAGCCTTTGGTGTGATTCTCCATTTACCACCGATATAATTTGCGTTTTTCACCTTACTCAATGCTTCTTAGTTTTTTGATTAAGAATTTAACTAATTCAGATCGCATAATATCGTCCTCTGTGAACGCGAAGTGGTGGACCCCCATCTGTAGACTCTCTTCGTCGTTAAACGTCTCAGAGAGTGACTCAAAGCCCCCAGAGAGGTGATGTGATTTGAGGTCAGTCTGCATTGGGTCTGCTAAAACAAAACACTTGGAACCGCGCCCGAGTCTCGTTAGTACGGTTGTTATCTCTTTTACCGTCGAGTTCTGTGCCTCGTCCAGAATAATGCATTTCCCTGCCCAGTTCATTCCTCTTGCAAAGTTTACAGGAAACATGCTGATGCGCTTCTCTTCTTCTAGTTTTTCCGCCCGAGTATTCAGTAGGAGTTCGTCTAGCTTGTCTAGGAATGGCAAATTATAGAATCTTAGTTTATCTTCTGCGCTGCCCGGCAAGAAGCCTAAGCTATGTGCGCTACTTTCTACAGCTGAACGAAGATACATAATATCCTCGATAGCTTTCATGTTTAGAAGCTGAAGGGCACAATAAACAGATAGCAGGGTCTTTGCTGACCCCGCTGGACCAGTAACGAAAACTACGTTTGTACCAGGATGCAATGCAACCCGAAAAAACTCCTTTTGCCGCTCGGTCCAAGGGAATTGCTTGATTTTAATTAGTTTTTTTATGGGGTTGGCAACCTTGAATGGGTCATTTAAAGATTCCTCTAATTCCTTAACCATATCTTGCTTTTCCTTGTTTCTGGCAGAACGGGTTTTGGGAGGTCTTCCTTCTCTTGTTCGCTTGGAACTATTATTCTCTTTCACCTTACTGTTATTTACACGCAGAAATACCAAGGACGAAATCCCTTCTTTGCTATGCGCGGTAAAAGAAATGCAAATAAAAACTTTAAAAAATATACTGGCGGGGGATTTTTTTGCCCTTGAGTGTAATACTATTTATGAATATTGACATATTTCAGCTTTTTTGCGCCGCCGTTTTCACAGGGTCTCTTTTCGGGCTTGTTTTTGTTACATATAAGATCATAACAGAGGAAAGAGAGAAAAAGCTGGAAGAAAGCAGGGTCAGGATTCACTGGAGAGATTACCCGCGAAATGCAAATGAACGGGTCAGCCTCGGGGAGACTGAGAAAGACCCCACCCCCCGCGCTACGCAATTTAAATAAACGAAAAAATTCCAATAATAGGGGGGTACTATTGCGGCCCCCACCAAATTGCAAAGAACTATTACGCTCCCTGTTAAATTGCAAAGGATGACAAGGCTACCGCCCCTCTGTAATCGAAGGCATCGGGGAGTTCCTTCGCCTCACAGTATGTAAGGCAGTTTTAAGGTTTAGCCGACCACGCTTGAGAAAAGAGCGATGATAATCATTAAGGTAAATGCGGCGTTAGCTGTTGATGCTGCTTGTTTTGTCGTCATGGGTATAATATAACACTTAATCGATGGTTTGTCAAGGGGTTTTAGGATATCTTCGACAGCATCCCTGCGATAATCATTCCCGCGACGA